AAGCTGGACATGGCGGTTGGCATGGCGCAGATCGATGTCAACAAAGAAGAGGCCAAAAGCTCCAGCTTGTTTGTCGCTGGCTGGCGCCCGTTTATTGGCTGGGGCTGCGGCGTGGCATTTATCTACTCCGCGCTGATTGAGCCTGTGTGCCGCTTTGTGGCCATGACAGTGTTCATGTACAACGGCGCATTCCCAACGATTGACTCAGATCTAACGATGCAAGTCATGCTGGGAATGCTGGGCCTTGGCGCGATGCGCTCATACGAGAAAAAGTCAGGCGTCGCCGCTAAGTAATTTTTCGTAATACTTTTTGGGAAACGAGGCTTTCTTTTCAAGGGTTTCCCTTAACCACTTAGCCCCGCCAAGCTCTCGTAATATCAACCATTGACGATCTGTCATGCGAATTTCGCGGCGCTTAAGCACCTCGGGTGGCTTGGGTCGAGGCATCACTTCTCCTCAGTCGAGCTGTGCAGGTATGCAGTCAAACGCTTGATCTGCGCCTCACGGTACTTGCAGATCGACTCAGCGTACTCCTTGCCGGTTTGAGCTTCCAGCAGCTTGCGCTTGGCCTCCTCCAGCTCCTTAAGCGCCAGCATCTCGGCTGTCGGGGTATTGAATACTGACTTGAAATAGTTTACGGTTTCATTGAACATTACATTTACTCCTTTAAAGTGTTACACAGTGTAACACAGTTTAATGACCTTTGGACTGGCGATACTCTTTAATCGCATTCCTAAGCCCTGCCTGCGTGGTGGCCTTGTCGTCAAGGGCTAAGGCTTGCGCCTGATCCAATGTGTCTTGGCACATGATCCGGTGGCAGATTACAGGCGCACCCTGACCCTGACGGCGCACGCGGGCGTTGAACTGCTCGTACAGATCCAGTGACCAGTTAAGCCCATACCACACAAGGATGTGGCCGTTCTTCTGTAGGCCGTCAATACCGTGACCCATTGATGCTGGGTGGCCGATCATCAAGGCGCAGTCACCCGTCTTCCAGCGGTGCATGGCGTTGGTAAGCGACGCCTCGGATTTGCACTCGGTCAGGTTGATCGGGTCAAGGTGCTTGAACTTCTCCATGATCCGAGCTGCGTCCGAGCGGTAAGCATACGAGCACAAAATCGGTGAGCCTTGGGCTTCGTCAATGATCTCCTCAAGGGCGTCCAGCTTGAGGTCATGCACCGGCTCCCACAGGGGCATCCCGGCGATCGGGTACATGGCCCCGTTGGAGAATTGAAGGCACTTGTTGGTCAGCGACGCCTGGTTAAACGCCTCCACCGTTGTGCCGCTATCAAGGGTCAGGAAAAACTCCTTTTCCATCTTCTCGTACTTGGCCCGCAGATCATCGGGCATTTCAATCTCGACGTTGTTGATCATGAGGTCTGGCAGCGGGTTGTAGTCCTCTGCACTCATCTCAAGCGTGATGTCTCCGATGAGCTTCTTGATCGTGTCTTCTGTGTCCTCGTAGGGCACTTCTTTGTAGGGGCCGACCTTGCGGTAAAAGCGCGTGCGAAACGCTGTCTTAGACGTACCCAGCCGCTCACCCTTGTCCACCACGAGGAACTGACCATGCAGATCCTTGTAGCCATTGGAGGCCGGTGTGCCGGTGAGGCCCGTTGACCAATCGAACTTTTCAGCGATCTTGCGAAACGCTTTGACTCGGTTGGTCGAGCTGTTCTTCATCTTGCTGATCTCGTCCCAGATGATCCCGTTGAACGGCAGCGGCTTGTCCTTCTTGACGAAGTAGGTCTGGATTGTCTCCGACAGCCAGCCCAGGTTCTCGTAGTTAATCAGGTACACGTCAGCCGGGCGCAGCAGGGCGCGGGTGCGCTGATCCTTTGTGCCCGTGACCATGCTGAACCGCAGGTGTTTGGTGTGCTCCCACTTTACAGCCTCTTGCCGCCAGACCAGCCGGATAACCCGGATCGGGGCCACGATGATCACGCCCCGCAGGAACTGGGTGCGGATCAAGTGAGCCATGCTGGTCAGCGTGATCACGGTTTTACCCAATCCCATGTCCAGCCACAACATCGAGTTGGGGCGGGTGCACTGGAAATTGACGGCCTTTTGCTGATAGCCGTGCAGCAACTCTGGGGTCAGCATCCCATCACCATTACATCAATCATTGTCTTACCCTCAATTACGTTATCAATTACAAATACATTTACTTTTTGGGTTCGGAGTTTGGCGTGCTCCCGCTCTTGCGCAGGAGTTGGCTTCTGACCTCCTCGTTTGAATTCACAAAACCACACACGGCCATCTGGTGCGATGAACATACGGTCAGGCACAGCAGCCCGTGCGGGGCTGGTGAATTTGTACGCAAGCACACCTTTGGCGCGGGCGTATTCGCAGACTTTGGATTCAATGTCTTTCTCTAGCATCTCAGCACTCAGAGTCAGCTTTTCGGTTTTCCAACTCGATTAGCAACTCAATATAGTGCTTGGCCTTCATCAGATCAGCGATGCCATTCTTCTTGCGCCAGCGGGTTACGTACTTGATCACGTTGCCCTCAAAGTACCCTAGCGCGTTGGCATAGATGTACTCGACCGGCTGAATGGGCAAGTCTTTGTAGTGATCGCCACCCTCTTGTTTGTTTAGGCTAGACCCAGACATAATTTTTCTACCTCTCGAATGTAATAGTCAAAATCCACTGGCGCTTTGCCAGCATCCTTGATGTCATTGCAAGGCTGGACACCCCAGCCAGATTCAACGCCGATCTTTCGCCACTGACCAGGGTTCTTGGCAAGCGGAGGCATCCACTTGAACAAGCGCCCACCGCCCTCAGCGATGTAGTACCGGGTAATATTTTGCAGTTGGGACGTCACACCGTCACGCTCGATGGCTAGATAGCTTGAGCGTGGCACTTTGGTGCGCAGCATGAAGTCCATGATGTCTGGCCAGTTGTGCAGCGTCTCGCGGATCGGCGCACCCTCGGTCAAGACCTTCTCGGCCACCTTGGGGATCACCAAGCCGCCGGCGTTTTGATGCCACAGCGCCTTCCACTCGTAAGCACCCTTGCGCTTGACGTTCCCATCCTCGTACTGAGCGATGTAGTTGTTCACGTCACGGATCATCATTGTCTTGTAGATGGCCTCTTCAAGGTTCAGACCAGTGCGAAGCTGCCACGCTGCACGGGCCACGTCCACCAACCACTTGTGCTGCCTGGGCACACGCACTGTCAGGCCGTCGGTGTTCACTTGGATCAACCGTAACCCCTCGATGTGCATCAGCCCTTCAGCCAGCAGGCACAGCAGGAGCTGACCATTGAGCGTGATGGACATGGTGAACAGTGGGTCATAGAACACGCTGAAGCGGCTGTTGCTGTCACCATAGACACCATTGAGTGCGAGCTTGAGCATTGCTGACTCAGCAGACTTCTTGGGGTACGTTTTGCGCTGCTCGAACAGGTTGCTGTAGATGCTTACAAACTCTTTCCCGAGATGTGCAGGATGAAACCCATTAGTGATAGCAAGATTTGGGTAATAAGAGGTCACATCCAAGTCAACAATGACATGATCAGCATCCGATTCGACCACTTCAGACTCAATCGATCCGTGAATACCGCCAAGACCGAAAACAAAATCGAAGCCATGAACGCGAGCGATAAGATCATTGAAGACTCCTTTGGTTTCTGTGATTGTCTGCTCTTTGAGCCAGCCCAGCACACGGTTGAACTCGGGTGACTCAAACTGAATCCATGGCAGGATGGCATCCTTGAGTGCAATCTCTGGCCGTGGGGTCTGACGAGGTGTGCGTCCCTTGGAGCCAAAGTCATAGCAGGCAACACCGGCCTCTTCCAGCTTCATAACAAAGTAGTCTTTGCCAATCTTGGTGTCGTTGTGGTTCATAAAGTCACGGTTGTACTTGGCCGTCAGCTCCTCGCGGAACCGGATCATGTCTAGTGACTTGTGATAGAACGCTTTGGTTTCCCGAACGTCCTTGGCGTTGTAAGACTTGAGCATGGGAATCTGGGCTTGACCCAGCATCGTGCCAACCTTGAACGGCAGATCCTCGATGGTGTCCGAGCGCATATTGAACTCAAGCATCTTCAGGCTTGTAGCGCGGGCCTTGTTGTCAAAGTGATGGATCTTGAACAGATCAATCTGCTCGACAAAGCGGTCAGACGGGTTAACCTGGTGCATCCATTTGCCGCCCTCATCATCGTCTTGCGAGTGGATGATAGACATGGCTTTTTGATACAGCGTGTCAGCGTCGCTGTGACCCATGCGGATCAGTGTGTGTAGTACGGGGTAATCGAACCCGAGTGAGTTGAAACCAACCATACGAGCTTTGGTATCTTTGAGGTACTCGAGGAAGGCGATGATTTCTTTCGAGTCGTTGCGCCACGGGCTAATCTCAAAAGACCAGCATAGCGGGGCATCCGCGTGCTCCACCGCCAGCGTGAAGACGTTGGGATAGGTTTCGATGTCGTATACATAATCATTACTCATTACAGTTACCAGTTGGGTGGGGCCACTGTCCGGCCCTCCGGGAACTCCCAGAGGCAGTGGCCCCGATTCTTATTGACCGCCTAAGAACGAAGGGAGGCCAGCAGGCGCACCAAACGGCGCAGCCGGCATGGGGTTAGCACCAAAAGGCGCACCTTGAGGCGCAGCGCCGAACATGCCAGCAGGAGCACCCGCAACCGCACCGAATAGGTTAGACGCATCAACGGCTCCTTCACCGAATGCAGTATCGTCACCAGCAAACTGAACAGCGATCAAGTCGCAGCGGATACCGCGGCCATGCTTGTTCTCTTGCAACCAAGGTTTGACGGCGGCATTCACACGGCAGCCGCCGTACATCTTGCGTGCCAGTTGTTGAAACGCCATCGAGTTGGCAGGGTCGACGGGTGTACCATCGGCCTGAATCATCTGCGGCGCTGAGTCACGGCCAGCAGTGATGAACACGTTGCCAGCGTAACCGTCGTAGGGTTGAAAAGTTTTCTTGTTGATCTTCTCGCTACCGTTGCCAAAGCAGCGCAGCTTACGATCTTGCTGAATCATGCCCATAACAGTCTGGGCGTGCTCTTTCCACTTCTCCAGTGCCATCGCGCCATAACGCTGCATGAACTGCTGAAAGCCTGCGTGATCTTGAGGCATCAAGAACTCACAGTTGTAAGAGATTCGTTCTTTGCCGGTCTGCTCATTCACCTGGCGCTGGGGTTCAGCGAGGTGGGGGAAAGACAAACGGACATTGGATAAGAAAATAACATCGGACATAACATTTACTCCATTAAGTTTACAAAAGCCAAGCGGGAAGCTCGGCAGGGGTTTCAACTGCGCTAAACAGCGGCGCAGCATTCGTTACGATAGCGGTGCGGCTATCAGATTCAGGAACGACAGTAGGCTTGCCGGCCATCTTGACCACATACTCCTGCTCCATGCGGGTCAGTTGTCTGTCAGTCAGTTGCACGGTTGTGCCGTCTTTCTTTGTCCACGTGAGCTTCTCAGCTTTCGCTGGTGTCACGAGTTTGGTTTCGTAGATCGCGCCTTTGGGGATGCCCATCTTTACGAGCTTCTCGGCCATCTCTTCTTCGGGTAGTGCCCACGCACGTGAGCCGCGGCCATTAACCAGCTTCAAGCCTGAAATAGTTTGGCCAGACTGAATACGGCGCATGGCTTCCTTCTCCACACCTTCAAGGAGTTGGCGCATCAGGGGAGCTGCTTCCATGATCTGAGCGATCTGGGCATCGTCCATCGAGGATGGATCTTTGTCAGCGCTTTGCTGCGCGACATCGAGTGTTTGCGTTACAGGTTGGAACATGATTCCTACTTCCTTCATTACGTTACTTGCCAGCGCGGAGCATGAACCCTTGGCACGGCAGAATTTACATTGACTTTCACCCGGTACAAGCGGTGCGTCTGGTCGATCAGTTGCAGCAGCTTGTGCAATGATTGTACCCATATTTGAAAACAAATATGCAACCAATACAGTGTGCGATGTAATGGGATTCATACCACGCAGGGCCAGCTTAGGCTGGATGATCGTCATGCGAACTTCTTTGATCGGATAGTCACCATTGACGGGTAACTTGTAACCAGCCAGCACACCGTAGGCATACTGCTCAAGCTGCATGTTGTTCTCAGCACTCACAACACCCATACCGTCTTTGTAGTCAATCAGCTCAAGAATGTCACCAATCAAAATTTGAACGTCCACAGTGCCAGACAAATCACTTCGGCCTAACAAAAATGCAGGGTCAACTTTGGTTTCGCTAATAACCTTAAAACATCCGTTCATGGATTGGTCACGGATGTAGTCAAGCGCCAAGTCAACACGGGCCGCACGATCTTTATCAACCTTAAACTGGCCTTCATGATCAAAAAGGTTTTGACCAATGAATGTTCTTGCGTCAACACCATCCTTAATGCAACGCTCAAGCAGCGTATGGCTGTGCGTCCCATCAATGGCGGCAGGGCCACTGTCCTGCTCGGGGTACTTGGCCTCCTCCCTGATCGAGCCAGGGCACAAGGCCCAGCGGCTACGCTTGGAAGGAGACAGTTGGGCGTGGGTGCTCACTTGAGTGCCTCAACACCAGCAAACAACGCGCCGTAGTGCTCGGGCTTCACGTCGTTGATATTCTGGTAACCCATCTGTGTCAACACACCTTGGATCAGTTGACCCTT